CAAATTAGGAAGGACATCTATTTTGTATTTGGATCACTGGAAGGGAATGATGAGCCTATTGAGAGGATTAAATCATCTATAAGTGAGTTTAAGAAATATCATGAATTGCTTGGACTGAAAGCTCCTGATGTTGTTATGGCATGGAAAACCGCAGAAGAAGGAGACTGGGTTTTGTCTGATGATTATAGGGTAGTACAAATACTAAAGAAAACACCTAATGACAACCCTAAAGGATATAATTCTGCTATTATAAGAACCTGTGTTGGTACGTTTGCAGTAAACCCTAAATCTTTTCTTGACACTGATTTTAAGTTACATCCTGACAGGTATCGGGTTTCTAATTCTGGTAAAGAACAGCCTGAAAGAATTATAGAAAGAGAAAAGATAACTACAAATGAAAGAGTATTTGCTAAACGTGTAGCACAAGGAGATGATGCTCAAACGGCTTATATGAAAACATTCCCAACCAAAAACAAATCATACGCTAAAGAAATGTCAAGAATGTTAGTTAGGCAGGAAAGAATACAAAAGAATATCTCTTCTGAAATAGAACAGCTATTGAGAGAAGAAGGTGTTTCTAAACGATACATTATACAGGAATATAAACGGTTGGTTGATAATGGTATGCTTGACCTAAAGAACTGTTCAGGATCTGTAAGAGCAGCTCTAAGTGATTTAGTGGACATTGCTGGAATGAAACCTGATAAGACAAAAAGCTCTCAATCTATGGGGGTGTTACAGGAAGTTGAAGATGATCTGTTGGGTGAAGTAGAAGAAGCTGAATATAATATTGTTTCTAATAGCAATGGTAATGATGAGTTTGAACAGGAATTTCTGGAAGAAAATAATAAACATGAGTTGGCTTTACAGGAACATAAAAAACAGCTTGAAAAAGTAGGTGATAATCTGTTAACTAAAGCTGGATTAGACTTGCTCTCATGATACCGATAATCAGATATCTTGATGAAGTAACTGCGGAGCAAATAGCAGAAGAAAAGATATTTATTCCATTGTTTCATGAAAGATATTTCATTTTCTCAGAATCATTACCCTGTGAAGATTGTGGATTTATACATGATACATTTTTAACTATAACTGTAGGTTTAAACTAACTAATAAAGCTCTACATGGCGGTAGCAATTCACGATGGATCTGTTTCCAAAAAGGAAAAGGTCTTACAATTAGCTCTAAAATCTCCAGTTCACTTTGGTCAATTGTTTCTGCAGGCAGACTTTAAAGTAGAAACCGCATCAGCTTATCATTATGAAGTAGGTTATATAATGGATGATAAGAAGATGTTAAAGCCTACTATTTATATGCTACCACGTGGTCATGCCAAGACTAAGCTTACTCAAGCATCTATTCTAAAAGATATAGCTACACTTGAATGGGATGAAGAAGCAGTTAAAAGATGGTTTATTGTATGGGTAGCACAGAATAAAACTCAATCAATGCGTAATGTTAATTTCATTATGAATCAGATTGAAACTAATGCTAAGATTAAATACTACTTTGGTGATTTACGTGGCACTGGGAAACATAAATGGAATCAGGAAGAATTAGAATTTCGTAATGGTTCATCTCTTATATGTCGCGCGGGACTGCATGGTATTCGCGGATTGTTAAAAGATGAGTTAAGACCGAACAGATTCATCTTGGATGATTTTGAATATGAAGGAAACACAAAAACTCAACATTCACGCAATGCAAATGCAGAAACAGTATCTTCTGTTATACTTCCTGGTTTAGATCCTGAGATTGGTAGATTGCAGATTAACCAAACACCAGTTCATTACGATGCTTTTGTAATGCGTATATGGGATTCTTATCAAGCATTTCTTAAAGAAGGTGGACAACCAGATGAGTTTGAATGGATGGTCTATAAGAAATCAACTAAAATCAACAATCCATTATGGCCCGAATACTTTAATACTAATCTGTTACGCAGAAGAAAAGCTCAGTTAATACAAGCCGGTCAATTACATACTTGGTTTCAAGAGTATGAGATGGAAGTTACTACAGATGAAACTGCTTTATTCGGACAGAAAGTATTACAATATTGGGATGGTGAATTAAAGTTTCAGGGAGATACAGCTTATCTACATATTACTTCTTTAAATCATGAAGATTGTGATAAGAAAATACCAATATTGACATTTCAAGGATGCGATCCTGCTTCTGATATAGAAACAAGAACTTCTTCTGATACTGCTATTATAGAAATAGCTATTGATGCTAATGGTAACATATATTCATTAGATTATTTATGTAAAAAGAATATGCCTGATATTGCATTAGACAAAGATCCATTAGAGATGGGTACTGCAAATCAAATACTTAAACGATGTTTAAATACTAAATGTAGAAGATCAGGAGTTGAAAAGCATGCTGTATCTGCTGGTGTATTTAATTCCATTTCTAAAGTTAAAGAACAAAGTCCTGAGTATCAGAACGTTGTAACTGTTCCTTTAAGCCACAAAGGTGAACGAAAGATTGACAGAATATATAATACGCTGATATCTCATTTCAACTCTAAGAAGATTTTCATAAAAGAATCTCATTCAAGACTTGAAACAGAGATACAAACGTTTGGTGAATTTGCTAAATACATTGATTTACTGGATGCATTAGAAATGGCTGTTAGAGTATCATATAAACCAACTGTAGAAAAGATTGAAGAAGATACTGGAATACCAATGGATCCATGGGAAATAGACAGAGCCTACAGTAAACGTGAAACACAAAATTGGAAAACAGTATGAGTAATAACAGTTTAAATAAAAAGAGTGCTCAGAAAAGAGTTAATGAACTGATTGATAGGAAACTCAGAAAAACTGATGATGTAGAAACACCTAAACCAAGACAAAGTGATAAAACAATGAAAAAAGCTCTAAGATGGATTAAACAAAGTGGTAAATGGGTTGCCAATGTAGTTGCAGGCGAAAACAAAGTAGGCGAAAGTGTGCATGGATTTCTTGATTTAATGCCAATACCAAATCAAATTATTGCTAAAGCAGCAAGTTATTTAACAAAAGGCAATACACGAGAAGCTGTAGACGAACTTAAAAAACTAACATCTTTACGTAATTTAGTAGCATTGGCAGTATTTGTTTTAATACTTACTGGTGTTATTACTATTGAAGATGTGAGATCAATTCTTGCATTATTATCATGATACACTTAACTCATTTTTTCAAAAGAAGTGAATTTGATCGCAATGGCGAGAATTGGTATGATTTATATGATCCAAGATGGCTTGTTCTAATTGATGCGTTTAGATTAAGGACTGGCAAATGTTCATTATCTCCACATCCAAGAGCATTAGGAAGAAGAGATGGTGTTAATGATAGAACTGGATATGATGGTCATAACATTGATAAACATGGCTTTGTAATGGCTGGGGATGTATTTCCACACATGCCAGAAGGAAGCGTTGAGTATGTTGATGCTTATAATTCGGTTAGATATGCGAAGAAAGTTGGTTTTACTGGTATTGGATTATACCCTGAATGGAGAAAGGATGGCTTAAGAAGGTTTGGTCTTCATTTAGATACAAGAAGAACAGTTAGTCCATCACATCCTGCTACATGGGGATTTATTGATGGTAAATTTATAGATATAGAAACAGCACTTAATACACTAAAATAATGAAAATATCGCAGAAAGCACAGGATATTAAAAAACTGTACAATAATTCTAAGTCAACACAAAGAGATCAGTGGAGGGAATCTTCTGAGATTGCATATAATTACTTCTTAGGTAATCAGCTTACTAAAGAAGAAAAGGATTCTTTAAATGCAAGAAAGATGCCTACTTTCATTATCAATAAAATGACTCCGCAATTAGAGTTAATGATGTATTTTCTTACCGCAAGGAATCCACGATGGCAAGCTGTCGGTGTTGATGAAACAGATTCTGAGCAAGCAGAGATACATGGGAAAATGGCTCAATATGTTTGGTCTATTAGCAATGGTCAGACTATTTTTGCACAAGTTGTAAGAGACGCACTCAGTAAGTCTCTTGGATACATGAAGGTTGTTATTGATCCTGATGAAGATGATGGAATGGGTGAAGTTAAAATTGAATCAGAAGAACCATGGAATGTTATAGTTGATCCACATTCCAGAGATCCATTTTTCAGAGATGCTGCATATATGCTTGTAGCAAAAGACATATCTGTTGAGAAAGCATTAATTGAGTTCCCGCAATTCAGTAGGCAGAAGTTATTGCAAATGGCTGATAATGATCGTGATATGTTATTACATGAATGGGATACTCCAGTACCATCTCATTCATTTGAAGTTCATGATGATCATGATAGTAAAGGAGCAATGAATAACTTTTTGAAGTATTATGAGTTTTATGAAAGAAAGCGTGTTCCTTATGTTCGTGTTATTTTATTGAATGAAAATGAACTTGAAACTTTCATTGTTGAAGAAAAAGAATGGAAGAAAATTGTAAAGGCAGAAAAAGAATTGCCTGAAGGTCAAAGACCGATATTAGATAGACTGCATGAAGAAATACCATTCTTTAAAAAGAAAGTATTTAGAACAGAGTGCTTGGGATATGAAATAACAGATAAAGAAGTCCCAATGCCTGGTCAGAACTTCCCATTAATACCATTACCGTACAGACATACTGGCACACCATATCCAATGTCAGTTGCAATGGATCTCGTAGGGAAACAGGAAGAAATTAATAAGGCGCATCAAATTATGATTCACCATGCTAATTTATCATCTGTACCAAGATGGTTAGCAGAACAAGGTCAAATCACAGATACAAGCCATTTTCAAAGTCAATCATCTACACCCGGGGCAGTATTAACATACAACCCAGCTGTCAATCAAACACCGCCACAAGCAATTCAGCCATTACCATTAAATAATGCTTTTTATACAATAGCAAGAGATGGTGCAAATGATATGGAATATATATCAGGCATGTCTCATTATATGATGGGTCAGGGTGAAAGGTCTGGTAGAGAACCATACAGGGGCTTACTTGCACAAGATGATTTTGGTACACGTAGAGTTCGTGGTTTTGCTACTAATGTTTTGAATGAGTTTATGGGTATTCTTGGTCAGGTTGTGGATGATTTTGCTAAAGAATTATATACTACTGAGAAAGTTATTCAAGTAGCCAATCCTGATGATCCTGAATTAATTGAACGTCATGTTGTTAATCCAATAACTGAAGAAAATGTTGAAAAGTTCTTTGGTGAACAGTCTACAAGATATAACATTATGTTTGTTGGCGGATCTACATTACTTGTCAACAGATGGGCAGAGCTTGAGCAAATGCTTGAGTTATATGAAAAGGGCATTGTAGACAAAACGTCAGTATTAATGAAAACTGACATTGGAAACAAGAAAGCAATCATGGAGAAAATGGATGATCTTCAGAACGCAATGGGTCAGTTACAACAATTACAAGATCAAGTTGATACATTAGAGAAGAATAATGAGATACTTGAAAGACAGATTGTTAATACAAGAATATCTGCTAAAGTGTCAGAAGCTAATATTGATATTAATGCAGAGAAAGAAGCTTTCATTTCAAGACTTAAAGATATACTTGCGAATGCTGGTAATGATGTTGAACGGAAAAAGATTGAAATTGAAAAGCTAATAGCTGAATTAGAAAACGAAAAAATAAACCAAAAAGGTGAATAATAATGAATGAAGAAGAAGTATTAAAAAATACAATAACTGCTGAAGATGTTGAAGATCAAATAGCAGATGTTCAATTTACAAAAATGGGTAAGAAAACAACAATATGTTTAATTACTTTAAAAAATGGGTATGAGATAATTGGAACATCTGGATGTGTAGATTCTGCTAATTATAGTCAACAAATTGGTGAAGAAGTTGCTTTAAGCAGGGCAAGAAACAAAATATGGGAACTTGAAGGTTACATTTTACAAGAAACAATAAGCGGCACCAGAACTAAAAATTAACACTATCTTAATTATTAAGATTGTTTTTTAGATACTCTAAACTTAAATTCAAAAAGACAAACAGAACTGATATGGATGAAATAGATTTTGGTACAGAAACAGAAGAAAAACAGGAAAAATCTGTTGGAGCAGATATTGCAGAAGCAGTAGCTGGCAAAAAGAAAACAGATGAGCCTGAAGAAACAACTGCCGCTGAAGCTGGTATTGAAGAAGTAAAACAAGAAACAGGTTCAGAAGGCGATGCTCTAATTATGTACGAAGATGATAATTTCATTTTCACGTCAGAAGGAATTGTCGAAAAAGCTTCTCTTACAAAGCAGGATAACTCAAGCGATGCTGAGCCCACAGAAAAAGATGAGAAGATTTTAGGTAAGTTTGATGATTACGATCAACTGGTTAAGTCCTATAAGGAACTGGAAAAGAAGTTAGGTGAAAACTCAGAAGCTGTAAATAAACTGAGAGAACTCAATCCTGTATTGCCGATGTTAGAAGCAATGTTAGGTGATGAGACTTTCTTGGGTATAGCTGAAGATTATTTTACAGATCCACAGGCTCAATCAGAAGCAATGAAAAAGCAACTTGGAATAGATGATAATTTTGTATTTGATCTCAATAATGCTCTATCTGATCCAAAGAGTGAAGATGCAAAAATCTTAAACAAGTTAATGCAAGCCAAACAGCCTAAACCAACTCAAACTAACACTCAAAACAATCAGCAAACCTCAGAAGAGGAAAAGAAACGATTGATGGAAAAATATGACCTGTCAGAAGAAGGTTATAATGAGATGATGGACAAAGCGGCTCAGCACAAAATAACACATGATGATATTTACTTCCTTATGAACAAAGATAAGATCATATCAGAAGCTAAAAAAGAAGCACAGTCAGGTGTTAAAAAACAAATGCAGACAGCTCAAAGGTTGAAAAAACCTGTATCTGCTGGTGAAGCAACAAATCAGCAGTCAAGTCCTGAAGATTCTTTCATGAATGCTCTATCCACTGGTAAAGGTTTGTTTGATGAATAAACAAACATAACTAATTATGTCTCATCCTAATTTAATTAAACTACTGGATGTTTCTCATGAGGGACATCTAACAGCAACAGGTGCTATACCTGAGAATGAATTAAGACGTAAGTTTAATCTGGGCTCGAAACGGATTGCATCATTATCTCCTGCAAGAGATCCATTTTTTACTATTGTCTCAAAGTACAAGAATCGTTCAACAGACGATCCTGAATTCAAGCATATCGAAGATCGTGAAATCTGGCATAGACGTTACGGTTTTATCATGGATGTTGTTGGTAATGCCGATGGAACATCAAATGCAGCTGGAACCGTAAGTGGTGAAAACCATTGGGTTAAAGCAACCT